GTGTACTGTCCAAATTTTTACGAAAAATAACCTTCACATTAGAGGGTGTAGGGGGGGAGGGGTAACGTGAAAAACGTCGATACAAATAAATTAAGGCAGCAGTTAATGAGTCGGATTGACGTAGATGATTTAAAAGAAGTTGAGAAAGTCGAACGATATTGTGATCTAGTTGAAATCATTCAAAGATGCCGAGCTACTGTAAAAAAAGAAGGGCCGAGCGTCATTATCGAAAACGGCTCACAACGTTTTATTAAAAGTCATCCGAGTATGAATGACATTTCAAAGTTTAACGCGCAATTAATTTCATTAGAAAAAACATTCAATTTCGTAAATGACGTTGTTACCACTCCCTCCACATCATCTGTGGAGGACCAACAGCCAACGTATACGAAGGATGATTTAACATGATGCAAATCAATAAGTACGTTGCGGATTACATTCGATTGTATGAAGATGGCAAGATTAAATTAAATAAAGAGCGTGTCATGCTGATTGAATATTTACAACGCGACGTATTCAATCGGGATGACATTTATTTTGATGACGAAATGATTGAAGCTTGTATTAAGTTTGGCGAGAAGTGGTATTTCGAATTGACGCCAACAGACAAGTTTTTAATTGCTTTCGTTTTTTTATTGCACAAAAATAGCGGGCGTGTGTTTTATCGAAAATTCTTGTGGTTGGTCGCGCGTGGCTTTGGTAAGAACGGTAAAATTTCTTTCCTGGTCAATTTCTTCATTTCGGATTTACATGGCATAGCCGAATACAATGTTTCACTTGTGGCCAACAGCGAGGAACAGGCAAAGACTTCATTTGATGAAGTTTATAATGCCATCGGTCGCAGCGTGCCAATGAGCAATTTATTCAAGCGAACGAAAACACAAATTGCGAGCAAAACAAATAATTCAGTGTTGAAATTCCGTACATCAAACGGCGATACGAAAGACGGTTTACGTGATGGTTGCGTAGTATTTGATGAAATTCATCAGTACGAAGATAACAAAGATGTGCGCGTGCATATTTCAGGTCTTGGTAAAAAGAAAAACCCACGTGAATTTTACATCGGTACTGACGGTTATGTTCGTGATGGCTTTTTAGATAACCAAAAGGATTTAGCAATGCGTGTGCTCAAAGGTGAAGCACGCGTTAATGCGTTATTCCCATTCATTTGCAAACTTGATGATGAAAGTGAAGTAAACGACCCGAGCAATTGGGAAAAGGCAAATCCAATGTTATGTGAACCGCGTGGCGAGTATGCGCAAGGTTTATACGAAACGATTTATGAAGAGTACGAAAATCTTGTGGACGACCCGAGCAACCGAGAAGAATTCATGACAAAACGTATGAATTTGCCGCTTGTTGATTTAGAAAAATCGGTTGCTACATGGGAAGAAATCGAAGCAACGAATCAAGTCATTCCAGAGCTAAGCGGTCGTGAATGTATAGCTGCTATCGACTTTGCGAGCATTCGAGACTTTGCTGCAGTCGGCTTGCTTTTCCGTTATCAAGGTAAGTACGTATTTATTTCACATTCATTCGTACGCAAAGAAGTAGCCGACAAATATTACGGCTATTCAGCACGCGACGGTGAACATAAGAAAAAACGTTTTGCGCCAATTAAAGAATGGGAGCAACAAGGGCTTTTAACAGTTGTGGACGAGCCTTCTATCAATCCGTCTTTAATCGTTAATTGGCTAGTTACAGCGCGCGAACATTATGAAATCAAAAGTGTTGTAGCAGATAATTTCCGTTTGGATTTATTACGTAAACCCTTGGAGGACGTTGATTTTGTAGTCGAAATGATTCGCAATCCACGCGCCATCCACAGCTTGTTGGCACCAAGAATCGAAACAGCTTTTGCGAAGCGAGAAATTGTATTCGGTGACAATCCGTTAATGCGCTGGTACACAAATAATGTGCTCGTTAAAACAGATAAGCATGGCAATAAAACGTATGAAAAGAAAGAGCCGATTCGCCGTAAAACAGATGGCTTCCAAGCGTTTGTGCATGCGATGTATCGAGCTGACGAAATCAGTGAAATGTCGTTCGATGATTCACTCGACTTGCTAGGCTCATTGAACTTCTAGGAAGGGGGGTGAAAACATTGAAAATACCGTTTTTAAAGCGCGACAAATCGTATGACAGTTCTTTTGAATTTCATTTTGATTATGAAGAACCGAGTCGAGCTTATTTAAAGAAGATGGCCCTTGAAACGGTTATTAGTTTTATTGCTAAATCTGTTTCAACATCAGATTTTCGACATGTAAAAAATAAAAAACGTACATCAGGAAATATTGATTATCGCTTGAATGTACGACCGAACAACGATCAATCAGCAGCAGATTTTTGGTTTAAATTTACGCACTCTTTACTTTTCAATGGTGAAGTTTTAGTTATTCCAAATAATGGAGAATTGTTGATTGCTGATTCGTTTAATCGAAAAGAATATGCATTATATCCTGATATTTTCAGCGGTGTAACGGTAAAAGAATTTACTTTTAACGAAACTTTCACTATGGATAAAGTGATTTACTTGAAGTTTGGTAATGAAAAATTATCTAAATTTATGGATGGTATGTTCCAAGACTATACAAAATTATTTAATCGATTGATTGAAATTAATTTACGTTCGAATCAAATCCGAGGGATTGTTGAAATCGATTCAAACCAATCGTTAGATGCGGACCGACGCACAAAATTACAAGAGTTCATCGACAACTTATTCAAATCATTTCGCGAAAAAGCCATTGCAATTGTACCGAAGTTAAAAGGCTTCAATTACACGGAAGTCGCAAATGGCAGTGAAACTTCGCGTTCCGTGGAGGAGCTCACAAAATTGAAGCGCTCATTGATTGATGAAGTCGCTGATATTTTAAGTGTTCCGCAAGCGCTTGTACATGGCGATATTGCTGACATTGATTCATTGATGAAGGCTTATATCAAATTCTGTATTGCGCCGATTCTAAAGCTTATTTCAGACGAATTAAACGCAAAGTTAATTAGTAAAGCAGATTATCAAAAAGGCGACCGCATCCAAGTTATCGGCATCCAAGCATTAAATGTACTCGAAAATGCTGAAGCCGTTGACAAACTTGTAGCAAGCGGCGCATATACACGAAACGAGGTGCGCGTGAAATTTGGTGACGAACCAGCAAATGATCCAGAGCTCGACAAATACGTTATTACGAAAAACTACCAAACGGTAGAAAACGCATCAAAAGGAGGTGAAAGTAAAAATGAAGTTTCTAACAAAAGAAGAATTTTTTAATTCATTCAAAAATCAAACCTATGTTGAACAATTGAAGCAAGTTCCACAAAAATTTAATGCCGTCCACAATGAGGAAACCAAAACATCGGAAATTACAATTTACGGTGTTATCGGTACGTCATGGTGGAATGATTCATTTTCAGCTTCAGACATTGATGAAGCGTTAAAAGCAGCAGGCGATAACGATATTGTTATCAATCTAAATTCACCAGGCGGCGATGCATTCGATGGCATTTCAATCTTCAATCGCTTGAAGCGTCACAAAGGCAAAGTAACAATTCACGTTGATGGTTGGGCATGTTCTGCAGCATCGATTATTGCAATGGCAGCAGATGAATTGATCATGGAACTAGGCTCAATGTTCATGTATCACGAAGCTTCAAATATCGTATGGGGCACAAAACAAGCTATGCGTAAAGAAGCAGATATTTTGGAAGAGCTCGAAGAAGGCCTTATCGACATTTACATGACGAAAACGAATTTAACACGCGAGGAAGTGCGCGCGAATTTAGATGCAGAAACATGGTTAAGTGCACGGACAGCGGTTGAACAAGGTTTCGCAAATCGCGTAGCCGGCGAAGAACCGACAACACAAAATACCGCTACTGCCTCATCATCTGTGGAAGGCAAACGCGGCATTTTAAACGAATTAAAAAATGTATTAAATCAACAACAATCAAAAGAGGAGCCAACGCCAGTTGCACCACAAGTGCCAACTAACAAGCGTCGTGCTCTTTTTTAATACACAAAAACAGGAGGGTCATTAAATGACTATTAAATTAGACAATCACACTGAAGCTTATGAAAACGCGCGTTTAGCGTATGCAGAAGCCATTAAAAACGAAGAATCTACACCGGAGCAAATTGAAGCTGCATGGACAAGCATGCAAAATGAATTAGTTAACTCTTTAGAAGTGCAAGTGACGAACAAAGTGTCAGCTAACGTTTTAGATCAGGTTGTTTTATCGAATCGCGGCGCTGATGTAATGACAACAGAAGAACGCACTTTCTTCAATCAAGTTGTACAATCAGACGGTTTTACAGATGAATTAGTATTACCGGAAACAGTAACGGAAAAAATCTTTGAGGATTTAAAAGACGAGCATCCGTTATTATCTGTAATTAACGTACAAAACTTAGGGACGATTACGTTAACAACAATTACATCTGAATACGAAGGCGCTGCTGTATGGGGTCCAATCTTCAGCGACATTAAAGGTCAATTAGATGCTGCATTCAAGCAAGAATCGTTAGCGCAAAGCAAATTAACGGCATTCGTTGTGTTACCGAAGGACTTAAAGAAATTCGGTCCTAAATGGGTGAAAGCGTATGTTGAAGCACAAATCAAAGAAACGTTTGCTGTAGCAATGGAATCGGCATACATTAACGGTCGCGGTCCAACAAAACATGAGCCAATCGGCTTAGTACGCGATTTAACAGCGGCGGTTGACCCGGCAAACGGTCATGCTAAAAAAGCTGTAGCTGGTACTTTAACGTTAGCTGACGATGACGCAATCATCGATGAATTCGCTTCGATTGGCGAACTATTATCAGTGAAAGAAAACGGAAAGCCGCTTAATGTTGACGGTAAAGTTGCATTAATTATTAATCCGACTGATTCATGGAAATTACGCAAAAAATTCACGACACGTAATGCGCAAGGTGCGTATATTACAAACGTGCCATTCGACTTCAAAATTATCACTTCTTTATTCGCAACAGCAGGTG